TGAAACTGGACTAAAGGTACAATTATCTTCACATATATACTTATTAAGTCAGAATTGGATTTCTCCTATTCCTATATTATTTCCATTAGCTTGTATTTGCAATACTTTTACCGGGCATTCTACGTGTAACTTTTTTGCTTCAGTAATTGCATCTTCTACCTTTTCAAAGGCAGAAGCAGAACTATGCAAAGAGGTCCATTGTCCGTTACCGGTATACCATAAGCTCTCTTGCAAAACGTTTTGAGCATTCATCTTTTTTACAGATGAATCTATGATGTAAAAGCCTGAGGTTATCATCGTATCTTTTGTCGCTTAGTTAGGTCCCAAATTTCACTAATATTACTATCGAAATTAATAACTAGCGTGTTGCCGTTAATAAAAAAGTTACTAACACGCCTCGACGAAGTAGATATAAAGAAATGCGGCGCCCCGGTAAGAGCGTTATACACTTGAATACCACCTGCAGGTGCTTGTCTTGCTGAGTATGCCATAAATTATCGAAGTTCAGGTCTTAACAGGCGCCAACTCGGACTATCAATAGGTTGAACTCCTTCGTCAATCATAGTGATCATCCTTAAAGCATCGTCAAAGTTATTGTACATATATTTATATTTAAGTTGCCCCATAAGCCAGAGCGGGCAATTTTTAATACCTCCTTGAATAACGGTAAAGATCGGTTTACGTAGAGAAACTGCAGTTGAAAGTTCTTCTGCGGTGCCCCAACTAGCTACACTAGGGTTAATATTAGCAATAATAAAATCAGACCTATCTACTAGATTGAGATCATAACGTCTAATATCTCGGGCCCATTGAGTAACCTTGTCATATTCTTCGTTGTACATTGAAGCTCTCATTCGTTGACGAACATCGGGAGATTCATCACTATCGTTGAGAAACGGCTTCTTGTAAGGGTTAAAAACGATAATATTACGCGGAGAAAGAGTACTTTCTACTAATTCTCTCCAATCTGCCCCGTTTTCATACTCCATGGCTCCGATGGTGTAGCATTTAGTTCTAAATAAAATATTAGCTTTCATATTAATCTATAACTTCCAGGCTCTTTAGTTGTTTTTCGATTTGAAGATGTTTAATACTCACAAGATTTTTTTCAATTTCTCGTGCAGTTTTAATCTTCATCATGAGAGTATCGGTACGATTATTAACGTAATCTTGTATATCGAGTGGTTTAATAAACTTCATACCACCTGGTCCGTCAAAATCAATACCCCGGTCTTCGCACTTTTCAGCAATAATTTCAACTGCTTCAAGTAGCGCAGCCCAGCGGGCAAATTCGTACATTGATATATTTTTGATATTAGTATTATAGTCCATTTGTAGAAGATGTGTTAATCGCGGGCGTGCTGTCGTACATAGGTTCAGTAGTTACTGCAGTTTCTGCAAATAGAAAAATAGTATTTTTTGTATTACAATGTCCGCATATGTAACGATTTTCTTGATTAAATTGCACAATTACCTCACTTTCTTTTTTACAAGAAGCACATTCTACTTTAGTGGTATTTTTTGATAGTAGTTCTACTTCTTTTAGCTGTAATGCTCGGGCATCTCGAGCGCTTTTATACTGCAAAAAAGAATTAAATACGTAAAAAAATATATATTGCCCGAGTAGCCCTACAAGATACCACTGTGCAAAGTTACCGCCAAATAAATAAGCAATACTACCTATAAGTAGTGCGATAAAAGCCGTCTTTATTGACGACAGTAAAAAAACTTTTAACGGCGAGTCATTCATATTGACTCGTATTAAAGTAGCTTATCGCATAGGTGCAAGAGAAAAGTTCTGCAAATCACTAGCTAACTTTTTGCAAGCTACCATTATACCGTTAAGCTGGCGACGAAAAGATTCTAATTCTTTCTTTTTATTCTTAAAAAGCGGAAGGGCATTAGCATCGCGGGCCTTATTTCTTAAGTCTTGGGCTTTTAGGTAAAGATCTGCTAGTTCTCTTACAGAATCTTGTAACGGGAAAGGTAATTCTTGTGGAGTCGGTATACCAGGTTTTTGATCTTTAAGGGTTCCTAATTTATTTAAGGTAGGGACACTATCTTTCGCGAATTCATATGCGGATACTGTTTCAGGGGACTGCTGCCCGCTATATGCCCCGGTATAGTATGAAGCCTCGTCTAAAAGTTTTTTAGTTTTTCTTTTTTTCACGCTCTTCTATACTTATAGTTCCTATCTTAAATCTATTAGAACATCTAGAACAAATCCAATGGGCTTCAGTAACAATCTGGGTGCCGCGTGTAACTTTCATTACTCTAGGATGAACTGATGATTGACCGCAAGTATTGCATGTTTCTGGACGAGGCGCTACAGTTGGATACATATACCATATACTTACGAAAAAACTTTAAAATACTCGGTTAAAATATTAGTAGTATTTTTTTGATTAAAAGCGCGTTGCCAGCTTGGCAATTTGTTTAAGATAGATGCAAACTCGTATTCTTCGCAAAAGTTCTTAAATTTATTAAAATCCGGTGTTAAATTTCCGAGTTCTTTTGTTTGATTTTCGTATAATTCGGTTTCCTCGGGAAATGTATTAATACCATATGTTAAATCTATAAGTTTAAGATTATTATTAATGGTATCTTTATATGGCGCAATAGTTTTTTCGTCATTTTGACTAAAAGCTTTAGCTAATTTTATCCCTTTTACTTTACCAAACCCCTCTATACCGGGAATATTATCGGAGATATCTCCAATAATAGCTTTATAATAAAGAAATTCCTGCGGAGACATATCATAATGCTCAGAAAAATTTTCTGAGCTAATTAAAATCTTTTTAATGGGATTATAGTAACAAATATCTTCCTTAATTAACTGTATAAAATCTTTATCTACGCTAATTATTACCTTTTTACCAGGTAAATTACTAGTTAACCAGCTTATAACATCATCTGCCTCTAGTCTTCCAGGGTAGATATTTTTTATACCAAGGGCGGTAGTAGCTTCTACTACCGGGTTCATGCTATCATACACATTTTTATTACGCTCTTGGTCTCGGGTACCCTTATAGCTACCTTCAGTTAAGTCTTTTCTAAAGTTAGTACCATTGGTTAACTTACGATCCCATGCAATATAGATGTCGCTAGTGTTAAATTGCTCTGCATACGACTTTACAGTCTTAAGAAAAGTAAAAAGGCTGCCTACATTCACGCCTTTTGAGTTAATTAACTGGGTGCCGTTATTGTTCGCTACCCAATGCGTGCGATGTAAGGTGTTGTTCCCGTCGATTAAGAGTGTTGTTGAGGTCGACATCGGTTTTTTTAAGGTTATATTCTGCTACACACACATTATACACGCTTTTTGGCAGTACATCAACAACTTCTAACACTTTATTTGTAATACCCCAAGTAAAATCAGTTTTTTTAACAGTTCTTATATACTTGTCAGGTAAAGAAAAGAAAATTATGCTGTCTTTTTCTTCCTTTACCTTTACAAGCCACTCTCCTTTTAGGGACCCCTCTAACACCACGTAAATTAACCGATTTTTAGGGGAAAAAAAGAGTTTTAACCTCTTAACTATTGTTGCCAAACGGGTCGTCACCGTTAGAATTGGAAATATTTTGGTTAATTTTAAACATTACCCGTCGAAACCGCTCAAGTAAAGCATCATTTTCAGCGGTATTACTTGCAGAAATAATTTCTACTGGGTTATTGTTTAAATCGTACCCTATTAACATGTATGAACCTAAAAATTCTTTAATTTGGGTGTCCAGAGAGTCCATTTCCCGTCTTTTTTCCCGTACTACTTTATTTTTAAGTTTATTATACTCTAAATTTGCAAGCATTACCATTTCTGCTAACCGCTTTTGCTCAGCTTCATTAGTTAAAGGTGCATTAACCGCAGGGCTTGTTTGAGCCTCCTTAGCAGAGGTAGTAATAGCATTAGTAGACTGACCCGGAGTCAATTTAGATTCGGTTAAAGCCTTCTTTTTAGAGGTTTTTTTAACTTTTGACTTAGCCGGGTCTTTATTAGTGCTAGCCATCTATATTATTTACTATTACGCTCAGCAGAAGCAATAAAATCGTAAAATTCTTTACGAGCTGATCCTTCATTCATAAAACTTCCAGAAAGCTTTGAAGTAATCATAGCGCAGCCATGATGCTTTACTCCGCGATGACAAGCGCATGTATGAGAGCATTTAAGTACTACGGCAACTCCTTGATTGCCTTTGCAAAGATCATCAATAGCTCTATGAATCTGTACAGTTAAACCTTCTTGAATTTGAGGGCGACGAGCATAATGCTCTACAATACGGTTGAGCTTAGAAAGCCCGATAACTTGACCGTTTTTATCTGGTATATAAGCCACATGCGCTACCCCGGTAAAAGCAAGATGATGATGGGAGCACATTGAAGTGACGGGTATATTCATCTGACTCACAATACCATCATATCCGTCAGACGGAAAAGTAGTAATCTTAGGCGGCCCTTCATAGCATCCCTTAATAAGATCGCAAACGTAGGATTTAGCTACTCTCCGGGGGGTGTCCGCGCTATTAACATCATTACGCCAGTCAATGCGTAGCGCATCAAGAAACCCTTCATAGGCCTTAGCTGCTTTTTCGATAATATCCTTCTTCTCATCGTCATTAACAAGCATACTGCTGTTAGCTGTCGGTAGAAGCGGGTGCTCTAATTTATTCTGATTCATAGATGTAAATTTAAACGTTTGAGTGTTTTTGCTGCCCGTAAATGTCTGATTTGTTATTGATTCCATATTTAACTAGATAACTAATTATAACCTCTATTGAGTCGGTCTTCAACTTAAACTTTTCAGGAATGTATTGACCACCATCATAAATTTCAAAATACGTATCTCCAAACATAGATTGATCATTTACATAGCAAGTACAGAATACAGATGAATGACCCGGGTCAATCATAACAGTCCACGATCTAGGGTCTGCTTCTCCATATTCATCAAAGATTTTATAAACAATATACCCACTATCTTTAAGACGTTTTATAAAATAGCTTTGAGTTGTAATTTTGTTTGCCATTATTTAACTAAACCAGAAATAATAAATTTAAACTCGGTTTCATCGGTGGGTTTGATAAAGAAAGATAGCACTTTAAACTTTAGATTCAAGCCTATTCTAGCTTTTTCGAAGCGCACCCCTGATATTACTCTAAATATATCTAAATTAAACGGTATAACCTGATTAAGTGGTTGGCCTTCTATAATATCGCAAATTTTTAAAGTAATGCTATCAGTGTTACTCTTTTCTTTATCTCCGAGCTCACAGTACCCCCCATCTGGCTGCCCATAGATATAAATCTTATTTGTATCCGTAGTAAAAGAGCTAGCTTTAAGAATCTCTTGAAACCTCTTGTAGTCGAGATCAAAAAAAGTATCTAACTCTAAATTTTCAATTTTTTCTCTTTTTAAAGAGACCTTAGGAACAATAGAATCGTCCAAAAAGTGATATTTGAATTGTACGCTAGGGGATTTATAGCTAAGATTATTACTATTAATCTTAAATACTACATTATCATCTTCTATACAGTCAACTACCCTTAGAAGTTTTTTAATATCCCCTAAATTGAGTGTAAGCTCTTCATTAACCTCTAAAGGGCAATTATATTTGCCTAGAAGTATAATACTAGTGTCAGGTTTATTGCAAACTGTATACAGCCCGTTTGCATTTACTTTTATAGATGCGACATCAACGGTTTTGCTAATAACGTTTAAGAAGTTATCTGCAAAATCTTTTTTAACCAATTTAATTTCCATGTTCTGGGTTCTCGTTCGTTAGTAATTTTTTTTTATCGGTGAGTAATTGGTCTACTTTTTCATTAATAATATTAATCTTTTTTTCCAGTTTTTCAATAGCTTCAATTACATCTTCATAACGAGCCTTTTTGTCGAAGTCAAATTCTAATTGTGAAGAAGGTTCAGATTGCGGTATAACAGAGGGTCCGGACGATGGTAGTTCTTGTAGAGTTGGTAACGAGGGCAAGACTGGCTGCACCATTGCTGGGCCTGCAGGTGCTACCGGCAAACGTTGTATTGGCGGCAACGTTATTCCTGATGCCCGGGCGATACCTGAAGGCATAACCTTAGACATATCTACATCTGACACTTTAAGATCCCCTAAACCCGCTTTCTTGATACCATTTACATCGTTTTGTACAATTTTTCCGAACATAGCAATAGCTATCATTTGCTCTTGCGTAAGCCCGTTATTACCAGATGCAATTTTCATTGCTTCTGTGTCAGAAAGAGAAGGAGCAGCAGGCATAGTTGCCTGCTGCCGCGCTTTCATTATTTGCTCTCTTCTTTGCTGTTCGGTCATCTTATAGCTCTTCTAAGCCGTTAAGAATAGCCATTACAGCGTCATCATTCGTCGACGTTTTATTATCTACCTTAGGGGGTGTAGGTGCTGCTTTAGCTACGGGCTTTGCAGCAACTACAGCAAGAGACTTGGCCGCAGGCTTAGCATCTTCATATGGCACATCTTCTTCATCTGATGTTTCAACTTTGACGGTAGCAGGGGCAGCAGCAACTGCAGCCTCTTGACCGTAATAATGAACGTTAATAATTTCCTTAAGCTCGTCAGCTGTCTTATGATCAAGGAAAGACTGAAGATCATAAATATTATTATAAGCCTCCTGAATTTTTTCCTCTGTAATACCGTCAATAGCGCTAGGGCTCAAAAACTTAGACGCGGTATAAGTAGGATACTTCGGGGCACCGGGCTTATCAGAAACAAGCTCTGCCTTAATGCGAAGATTGCAACCATTCTCTGAAAGGTCAAAAATCTTAGCTCCATACTCAGCGGCATCATCTCCGCTAATAGCAGATTCAATAATCTTATTAAGTTGGCGCCCGTAACGGAGAACCTTAATAGTACCATTATTTTCAGGATTTTTCGGGTCGTTAACAATATATACATTAACCATCCAGTTTTCTTTACGCTTGAGGCTTTCTTTAGCATTATTCTTTTCCTCATCGCTCCCCTCGCGTAAGATCTTAAAATAAAGCTCGCTTACAGGGCAACGCTCACCCCAGGTAGAGGGAGACGTAACACTAAAATACTTTCCAGTAGTTTTACTATTCCAACCGTGATGATAATAGTGAAGGAAGGTCTCTCCAGGGTTCTTAATGTTAGGCAAAAGACGAACCACGTATGTAGCTGGCGCAGCAATTGAAAGAATATTCTTATAATTAGCGCCTTCTCCTTGCTTATTTTTAGCACTCTCGAGTGCGCTCTTAATGCTCTCGAACATATTAGCGTTGAATGTAGATTTCATATATTAGTAGTAGTTTTAGTATTTTTAGTTAATAATTTGAAACCTTCATCAATAAGAAACTTTGCTCTAGTAGACATACTCAAACGTAGTTTAAACTTACCTATGTTGTTATGTATGCTTTTTAAATAAAGTTCTTTATCTTGAAGGTTAAAAGAGTTTACTATAGTATCGAAAGAAGGCAACTTAATTAAAACGTAAATATTGATTGATCTATTGTTATAATCTAGTATTGGAGTATAGGTATACCCTGATCTTTCCAAACAATATTGTTCAAACGAAATTTTACGTTCAATACACTTTAGCCCTATATATTTGAGGCTTTTTTTAATATCTTCTATTTGCTCTGGTGTATCTGGGGATTGTTCTAATTTTTGTTTCTGTACAGCACTATAGATTGCTATAGCTTTTTGCGTAACGTAAAATTTTAACGGGAAATACGTTTCATCTTTGTAAACTTCGTATGGAGCAAGTAAAAACTCTTTAGGGCTAATTTGCGGGAATTTTTTAAAAAACAGTTCTAGTTTTCTGCAGTAAACCCCATCGGTAGTATTTTCAAACCCAGTAAAGTCCTTACGAGATTTCCAAGGTTTATTCTGACTGCCACGAGATACGCTTAAATACGTATTGTAAATTTGTGCGGCGTTCATTTTTTGTACTCATGATTTTAATACCTCTCTCACTACTTTGCTACGGCACAAATTAGGGTTATACTTTAAAAACAAAATAAAAGCTTCTCTTTCATTGTCAATCTGTGTTAGTTTCATAAAAACTTTTTTGTACAGATTATTTTTAACAATAAGAGTAAAAACTGCAACACTATTTAATTTTTTATTATGCAAAATAGAACAAAAAGAACAAAATTTAATAATTTCACACTCAGTTTCATCTCTAGACATAGTATCTAGAGGATTTTCTACTGCTGCTTGCTCTAATGCTCCAATTAAACCAGACATATTATTGAACTGTATTTAATTGTTTAGTAAACTCCATAAAATTTTCAGTTATTTTTCCGCCAGCTGCGTATTCGTGGCCGCCACCACCGCATAACAGATTTGCTAATTTTGCGAGATTGACATTGCAGGTTTTATTTTTTCTAAAAGATACATGGTTAGAATTAGTATTAACAAAAAATACAATATCTGCTTTATGCTGTTTTAATAGATAGTCACAAACATCATTTACGTAGCGAGTACCCATAGTGCCCGCTATTAATAAATTTTGCTTACTTATATTAACTTTACCAGCATAAATTTGAGAGTTAGATATTGCGCTGTCTCTACCTGTAATGTATTCTTTTATTATATTATTTTCTTGGGCAGTAAAGCCGCTAAACCCTTCATAAAATCTCTCAACAAATTTATAGGCCTTACTCTTTCCCAGGCTTTTTTGAGAATTAGAAAATGCGCAATTTAAATTGTAAGAATCTGGTAATTTAAATTGATAGCTATCATAATCATTAGCTAATGCTATGAGATATTTTTGACTGTTAGTTAATTTTGACAGCTGTTCCTTAAACTGCACGTAAATTAATTTAGCGCAAGAATCAGTTACAGTAATATTAACTGTAGCATTTTTGTATTTGTCTTTATTAGGCAAATGGGTTTCGTGGTGATCAAATACAATTGTTTTTTTATTATCTATTAGATCAGCACTCGCGCTAGTATCTATATCTAAGAAAAACACTCTGTCGTAATTGTCTATACTATTTTCTGCAGCCCAAGCAAGAAAATCTTTTCTAAAGTTTGAAACAGTAGTAGTAAGAAAATCTATATCGCCAGGCTTAGCCCCTAGAGCCCAGTGCAACGTTAGAAGACTAGCTGCCCCGTCTAGATCGGAGTCCGTAAAAACAAATATCTTTTTAAATTCCACACTTGTATTTAATTCGTTATGAAAGTTTTTCCAGTTTTGCTTCTAAACTGGATATCTCGCCCTCATCTTCCCCGTTTTTAGTTAATCCTATATAATCTTTTTCTTCAGATAGTGACAGTGTAGTGTAGTCTATACGCATAGCTGTTGCACCGTGTTTAGGGCCTAAACGGTTTTTTATCCCGCCCACTTTAATAATACCTAGTTCTTGATCTCCTTCTTCCTGGTGAATTGACCATACAACATCAGCAGTAAAAGCAACACCTAAAGATTCAGATACTGTATCTAAACTTGGATTTTCCATGCCTTCTCTGTTAGTTTGAATAGCGCTGACAACTGGCATATTAAAATAATATGACAAAGCTCTAAGTTCTTCAGCTGCTGCTTTTCCTTGCGAATAAGAATTATCTCCGTCGTTGGATTTAATAAGACCTAGATAATCTATAACCAATACTTCAGGTTTAATACCGGCCTTGACAAGGGATTCAATATAAGACTTTATACCCCCTACAGTTACGCTTTTAGGAGGAAATTCTTTTATAATAAGTTTGCGTTTGTGAGACTCTACATTTTCTTTAAAAAAAGTTTCTAATGTAGAGGTCTGATCTTGTATACTGTTTATCGGGATTTTAGATAAATGACTGCTTATTCTTTTTGCATACATCATCTCAGGCATTTCTAAAGAAATTAAAACAGTAGTTAACCCTCTGTGCGCCATATTACTCGCCACATTACCTAAGAAAATACTTTTGCCTACGTTGGTAGGACCAAGGAAAAGATATAAAGCTCGGCCGTTCTTCATTAAACCACCACCTATTTTGCTATCTATAAAATTCCATCCTGTGGGTATTACTTCATTTTGAATACTTAATTCTCTAATTACCTTTTCATAATCCCCGTAAAAATCTAAACCAATATCATTAACGAGTGTAATATTGCAGGCTCGTTCAAACCAAGTTAAAAATTTGTTATAATCAGATTTTTCGTTGGTGACATCTTCAACTATCTTTAGTACTGTATTATATACTGCACGTTCTTTAAAGAACAGTTCTGTGTTAGCAATAAGCTCGTCTATATTAAGATTAGTATCATATTGCTTGTAAGTCGTTACAGTTTCTTTAAAGAGTTTAAGGTCTTCTTCTTTAGTGAGATAAGCTTTAATCTCAGTAAGAGTAGGTAGTGCTCTACGTTTACTGAAAAAATCTTTAATAATGTTTACAACTAGTTTGTTACCCGCGTTTTTAAAATTTTCAGGGCTAATATGGTCATACACTAAGGAGGCGTAGTATGAGTTGGTTAAACATTGACAAGCAACAATGTTTTCAAAAAAATCAGTATTTATACGAAGCTTATCTTTCTTCATACATTAATTATATAGTGTAAATTAAAAAAGCTAAGGTTGCCCTTAGCTTTTTGTTTTTTAACCTTCTGCCTTTTCGGCTTCCGGTTCTGGCTCTGCTTGAGTAGAGGTACCATAGCATACTTTCTCTTTAAGCGTTTGCTCAAGAAGCGGTAATGCTTTCTTTTCCCAAAACTCAGTATCGTTTTCCCAATTCTTTCTATACCCGATTTTTTCAGTGCCCAACATGTATGACTTATCCCCTGTAACTACCCCCATAGCAATCGCCATATCAGCTAGGCCCGCGTAACGAGTCAAACCAGTACGGAAGTTATTATAGAGCTCAGCCTTAAGAAACGGTGGCACAAAACGGTTTTTAACTGTCATAGCTGACAGCGTAACACCGCTTACATTATGCGCAACCCCAATAGACTCTTGATCTTCATTCTTATCGATCTTTTCATTACGGGTAGCAAGCTGCACGAGAAGAGATGCAAGATAGATAGGGCCTGAACCACCAGATTGCTTCTTAACTAATTCTGGATACAGAGAGGTAGGATTATCGTAGATATGGTTAGTAAAGAGAATAGGTACTCGAGCTTTAGCTGCTTTAAAGGTAAGTGCTCGCATCATAGATTTCATAGCTTTCGCTTTAGTACCCATATCTGCTGCATCTTTACCTTCTGAAACATCTCGAAGCTCTTTAGCACTTGCTAGATTGCCTAAACTATCTATAGCAACGATTACCTTAAGATTCGGGTCGTTTGCTGCAATAATTTTGTCAAGAAACGTAGCAACTTGATTGCGGCAATCTTCCACGGTTTCAACAGGATAATATTTAACCCTCTTAGAATCAATACCAACCCCTTCAGCGGACTGACGGTCGACCGCAGCTTCGGTATCCCAAATAGCCGCAAAATAGCCTTTCTTTTGCGCGTTGGCGATGATTTTATTAATAATAAGTGTTTTTCCAGCGCCAGAAGGACCAGAAAAACCGGTAATGCGACCAACAGGCACCCCACCATAAACTGACCCAGAGAAAATGGCGTTAAGTGCATATGAGCCGGTATCTATCCAATCACTTACAATCGATAAAGAGTTTTCTTCAGAGAGCAGAGATGCATCAGTATTTAATGCATCTACTGCTTCAAAGATATCCTTTAAAGAAGAAGCTTTAGTTTCTTCGTTGTTGGCTTTACGTGCCATAATTATTCAGCGTCAAAAAGCTTGATAGTCGGGGCGGGCTCATCTTTGACTACCTTAAACATTTCATTATATTGTGCAATAAGATTACCTTCAAGCTCTAGATTATCAGAGATTACCGCTACATTCTTACTATAAGTCCAAGACGGAAACACGTCACGGTCCTTGAGAAACTCTCTAAACATAAGAGGGTACAATTGAACTTGAAGTTTCTTTTCCTGTGTAGGCACTACATTAAGAATAGCAGGCTTGACAACAGTAATACTGCTAGCGGTTTCACTCACGAGCGTAGCAACGATAGTACGCTGAATATTATCTAGGAATACGATTAGTTTATTATCCATATGTGTATTTTATATTATTGTTATTTTTTATCAAGTTACTGACGAGGAAACTTAAAGTAATAAGACTTCGGGTTGATAAGATTTTTATCAAGCAGTTTCTTACTTGAAGCGCGAGTCGGAACAATATCCCAACCACCACGGCGAGCGTAGAAGCAAGTTACAAGTAGCTCTTTAGGTTGCAGAGCATCACACAGGCGCTTATAAGCTGCTTCATAAATCTCTTCATGGAAGTGACATTCATTACGGAATGAAACGAGCCACTTAAGCAAAGATT